TTAATTTGTATTTAAGTTGTGAGAAATAAGTTGTGGGTATTTGTGTAAAGTAATTAATTTACAAATTTGTTTCGTAGGTAGATTGGGGCATTGGTATGTCGTATAATCTTTTGTATTGCACCCCTAAAGAGAAAAATCAAATGACAGTTAACGTTAATTTTACATTTGATTGTGATTCATGCAATAAGATTTATGATAATGAAATATTTACAAATGTAATGTGCGATGGATGTTTAGAGAAGCATTCAACAGTAGAAATTAGAGAAGCATTAAAAAAAGTAATCAAGAATCATTATCTTTGGAACGATAGAGATGTTTACAGTGGCTGTTCGGAAGAAGAGAAAACCATATATATGAAAGGAGTTAAAAAAGGATATCTAGACGCTTTATTCTGGATGGCTGATTACTTTGATGAAATTGAATATTGGGAAAAATTAGAAGAGGAAATCAAATGAGCCTAACCCCAGCACAAGATAATTTAGATGCACAACGTAAGAAAGACGCGATAGAGAAGTGTGGAAAGAATGGTGGGCCGCACGATTACATTCCTATTGAATGGAGTGAGTCTAACATCCTAAACGGTAAGCCGGTTGAAGGTGTGAGAATGAAGCGCGTTACCAAGCTGCTTTGCCGCGTTTGTTTTAATAATATCTCGACGAGCATTTTAATTAAGAATTATATTGAGATTAAAGATTAATAAACGCTTTGTATTTCTCAATTGATTTGACGCATTCAGCAGCGCCTTTTGAGCTATTGTAATATGTTTTGTAATAAGCCCACATGGCAAGGATGTGATTCTTGTCAGGCAACTTCTGTGGAACCCTTGCATAATGTATGCGAGCCATTGCAGTGGCAAAGCGAAGATCGTATATAAGTCTGTCCTCGCTTGGCATCCTGATGCAATCAAAATTTGATACCATAAGACCGACCAATCTGAATTGGTTATTGATATAGTTTTGCCATATATCATTGTAAGTTTCTGGCTCCATTTGATAGATACCCAATGCAGGGCCTTCTATTTGTTTTAAGTAAGAACCACCATTTGATTCGACGGCAACTGTAAACATTAATAATTCAACCGCATCATCGGATAACATAACAAGATCGCGTAATGCTGGTATAATAACAAGCTCACGTAATTGCGCGCTATTTAGCATACTTTTGAATTTCCATATATAGTAAGTTAAGATTGATACAATTCTAACAGGAAATAATTATGGATATAGATAAAATATTCGAGAAAATAAAAACCAGACCTACAATCTACGATGAAGAAATCCACCCGAAGTTAATCTTGAGAATGATGTTAGAGAAATGCCGACTTAGCGCATTTTGTTGTGAAGCGCTTGTTACAGAGACAACTGTCTATAATTGGTGTGCTAAACATCCGTTATTTGCCATATGTTATGCCATGGGCAAGGCATTCGCACGTGAAGCATGGGAAAGAGAAGGTGAGAGAATTCGTGATCGTGAGATGCCAATAGGGGTAGTAGATTATGCTTTTGAGCATTGGAAAATGATGGGTTGGTCACGCTTTGGCATTAGTAAGAACTCACGCATTAAGCTTGATCTTGATCCCGAAGCAAGTCCACTTGTGCATTATGGACAGCTATTAAAGCAAGCAGCAAACGGTGATTTTACCGCGAGCGAAATCAAGCAGCTAATGGAAGCTATTAACGTTGGGTTAAATGTTCACCAAACTTTCGAGTTACAAAAACAAATTGATGAGCTAAAATCTAACCAAGAGACTATGGCGGCCAATGCTAATGGCAACAATTCAAGCACAAATAAACGAATTGCGCAAAAAGATTAAGATACCATGGCGCATTGTCTATGTTGATCGTGAGATGATGCCAGATGAATTTGAGGAAAAGACTATCTACGTTCATATATGGATTTAAGGAGCAACGAAATGGCATGGTATGATTGGGTAACTGGTAAAGGTGAATTGGAAGCAGTAGGAAAAGCTTATAATAAAATAACTGGTTCGCCTGACGCATCACAGCGTCGCGCACAACAAGATCAAATCAATCAGCAAATGAAAGCTTATAAAGAACAAAGTGAAATCACGCGAGACGAACTTAATGCTAAGCGTAACGAAGTAGCAAGTGAGAAACGTCGCGTTGAAGAAAAGCAAATACGCAATTTACGACGCAATTATCGCGCACCTAGCTTTTTAGGTGGGCAAGATTCAGCACAGCCAGGAATGACTGATAATTTAGGTGGTTAATGAATGGATACTACCCAGGGAATGCCCCCAGTAGCTATGCCGGGCGGTTCGCTCTTAGAGACTCTACGTAAACGTTATAATGCCGCGAAGTATGTGGCCGATCTGTGGATTCCAATTCAGCAGGCGTGCTTCTTCTATGCAGTCCCTTTCCGCAATCGATATTACCTGCCTGGAAAAGAATTTCAAGGTACCATCCAGAATACACGCGTCTATGACACTACCGCAGTAGAGGGTGTCACCACGTTCGTTTCTAAATTGCATGATGCGATGACGCCCCCGCAGACTCAATGGGGCTTCCTAGAGGTTGATACATCAAGCGTTAGAGATACAAAAGACGCTGATACATTAAAGATAATAGAAGAAGCACAAGCGATCCTTGACGCTTATATGCGACAACTATTCGTATTCATTCACGCTTCTAATTTCGATGTAGTAATTAATGAGTGCTATTATGATCTATCTATCGGCACTTCTGCTCTTGTTATCAATCAATATACTGATGATCAGCCTTTTTTATGCACTAGCATACCTGCTGACAAACTAGCTATTGAAGAAGCAGTTAATGGCAATGTGGAGTCATGGTTTAGGACATGGCAAAATTTAAAGATCAATGAGCTTCACACTCGCTGGCCTGGCATTTATTTATCTACCGATATGTTATCAATGATCGCCGCTGATCCTGATGCGGTGGTACGTAATATATATGAAGGAGTTGCTTACTTTGTCAATCAGCCAAAGAAATATTGCTATGCAGTATGGGCTGATAATGACATCCTATTTGTTCAATGGTTAGATTCAAGCCCTGGTATTGTATGGCGCTGGAAGAAATGCAATAACGAAACATGGGGCCGTGGCCCGGTCATGGAAGCATTACCTTCCATTATCAGTTTAAATGAATTGGCTCGTATTGAATTAGCTTCTGCTAACTTAAATACATTCAGACCTTACATGGGATTCTCTGATGCTATCTTTAATCCTCATACTTTTAAGTTGCAGCCTTTCTCAATTATTCCTATTGCCCCTGTTGGTACTAATGGTCAGGTGCCTCTCATACCTTTACCTAACAGTGCTAATCCTGAATTCGCGCAGATGACAGCAGCTGATCTTCGTATGCAAATTAAGGCATTATTATTCGCAGAAGAACCAAGCGATCAAAAGGGCGTACAGCCACAGACACGTTATGAGTTATCACTGAAGCAACAAAATCTTGCAGAAAAAATCGGGCCAATATTCACCCGAATGCAACAGGAAATGTTATGGCCTGTTATCAAACGATTTGCTCATATCCTGAATTCGATGGGTATTTTACCCTATCCCAAGGTGGGAAATGTACCTATTGTATTTAAGTACAAATCCCCTCTAGCGCTTGCTAAAGGACGCGCTGAAGTTGAAAAATTGATTCAGTATGTTCAGACCTTACAAGGTATATTAGGCCCAGAGGCAGCGCAGCTTTATATTAATCATGAAACAGCGCCGTATATGATTGCCGATTACATGCAACTTGATAAGCGATTATTAAATAAACCAGACGATGTAAAACGTGTTATGCAGCAGGTTCAAGATCAGCATAATGAAGCGATTGCTAATGGCGCACAACCTGAACCTGGTCAAACAGCCCAAGCAGCACCCCCGCAACCACAACAATAAGAGGTAATAATGGAAGTAATAAACGAACCTAATCCTATCTTAGAACAAGAGAATCATTTTGCTGGTTATCAAGAAAGTATCGAAGCATTAAAGAATCAACCAGAATTAGTAGAATTTGATAAACTTTGCTATGAACTTTTTGAAATGAATGAAATGGGTAAAAAGTTCATGGAGCATGTTACTGATAGATTTTTATTATCAACTGCTGGCCAACCAGATCACCCTTCTTTTGCAAATCAAGCTGTTTGGTTTGAAGGTGTACGTTACGGATTTTTATTATTACGTAATTCCGTTAAATCTCATCAACAACGCATAGCCGCAGGAACAAAATAACATGACAGATGAAACAAATGCCGAAACTACGGTACCAGAAGTACCTACTTGGTTTATTGACGATGGTATTCCAGGTGGTGGCCCACGCCCTTCGTGGCTTCCGGATAAATACAAAACAGTAGCAGATCTAGCAAAAAGTAATGCTGAACTTGAAAAGAAACTTGGCACTGTGCCAGACGAATATGATTTTACTAAATCAAAATATCTTGATGCTGATTATGTGCCTTTTGATGAATTAAAGAAACTAGCAAAAGATCGTCGTGTACCACAAGATGTCATCGATAAAATGCTGGAATCCGTCGATAAATACATGGATGAATTTAGCATTAACCCAGAAGAAGAAAGAGCAAAGTTAGGGCCGAATGCCAAAGAGGAATTAGAAACTTTGGATAATTGGGCAAAAGCTAATTTATCAAAAGATTCATATGAAGCATTAACTAGTAATCTAAGAAATGCAGACTCTATTAAAGCATTACAAGAATTAAGAGGAAAGATGATGACAGGCACTCCACAAGTACCCAATGGCAATACAGGCACAACTCACAATACCGCTTCATTAGATGATATGAAGATGGAACTCTCTAATAACCTTGAAAAATACAAGACTGATGTGAACTATCGTAATGATTATCAGAAACGATTAGAAGTCGCGGCGAAGAACGCACCAGGATATATTGACAAACAAGGTGCATAGGCTGATATAATATTAATCAGTCAACTATTGATAATTGGACAACTTTATTGCCTTGACCTCGGTTGAGACAATCAATTAAGCAAAAAGCCCAAAAGATGCAATGGTGAAATTAAATATTTCATTAATCACTTTTGGAGCTTAATCATGTCTACTTCATTACTAGCCGTCCAACAGATTGAATTTGATGCGCTCGTTAAAGCACAATATCAATCTCTCGGTTTCTTACTCCGTGATACAGTTCGCGTAAGACGCGACGTTATCGGTTCAACGGTTTCCTTCCGTAAGGTTAACCAAATTCAAGCGGTTCCTACTGGCTACTTACAGCCTGTTGTGATCCAAGATCCAGGTTATGCGCCTTTCAATGCTATCTTGCAGAAATATACTGCACCAACCGCAGTCGATAGCGTTCAAGAGTTAACGGTTAACTTCGATGCGAAGATGGAAAATGCGATGCTAGTCGCAAATGCTCTTGGTCGTCGTTCAGACCAGATCATCATCAACGCAATGGGTGTCAGCCCAGGCCAGACCATTGCGAATGGCGGCACGAACATGACTTACCTTAAATATCGCGAAGTGATCCAGTTCTTTGATAATAACGCAGTGCCTTTACCTGAAAGATTCTGGGCAATGTCTGCTAGTAACTTCGCGGCATTACTTGGCGCTGATCAGTTCGTTTCTACCTTCTACACTCAAAACAGAGTGTTAGATAAAGGATTTGTACGCGAATACCTTGGTATTAACATCATCATCATCCCACAAATGATTGAAGGTGGATTGCCATTATCCGGTGCAATTCGTAAAACATTTGCATGGCATAAACAATCAACCGGCATGGGTATTGGTCATGACTTCCGTACGGAAATTAACTATTTGCCAAGAGAAACATCTTGGTTGATAAATGGTATTTTCTCGGCTGGCGCTATCACGATTGATAACTTAGGTGTTATCGAAGTTGATTGCGATGAAACCTCAATCTAATTAACGAACGGAGATTATTAACATGGCTTTTACATTAAATAACTGGGCTTGTATTTCAGAGTCTTTGAACCAAGGTCAGGAAACGATTACACCTTTTGGCGGTTCTCCAACCGTTGAAAATGCACCAAATGTTTTTGTTTACGGTAGCCCAACTGATGCACTAGCAACGATTGCAGCAGCTAATTATTTCTTGGCTCAATACGCAAGTTTAGCTGTAGGCGATATTATCCTCGTTAACGGCACTGATGGTAGCAATATGTATATCGTTGCCACCTCATCTTCCACTGGTGTTACGGTAAATAGCTTTACTGTAACGGGTAGCGTTGCAACGGCAAACATTCAAAACAATGCTGTTACTTATGCGAAAATTCAACAGGCTTCTGCTGATACCTTAATTGGTAACCCAACTAGCGGCACAGCTAATGTTGAAGAAATTACGCTCGGTAATGGTTTAGCATTTAGTGGCACTACTTTAGGCGTGCCAAATACCAATTTAATTTATGCGGCAGTTCCTATTTCTGCGGCTGAATTCAATGGCATGTATGCAGCACCTAAACTATTAGTTGCAGCACCTGGCGCTAATAAATTGATCTCGCTTGATAAGCTCGATTTGCTTATGACATTCGTCAGTGCTGATTATGCGGCGGGTGGTGTGGTAGCGGCGCAATACGACAGCACAGTGCATGGTGCGGGTGTTCTTGCTTCTACGACATGGGCAGCAGCATCGTTCTTTGTTGGTGTGAGCACTGGCTTCTTATTTGGTGCTAGCAGCAGTGTAGCGCAGACATTCAGTACCTGTGTTAACAAGGGTGTATATCTGTCTAACTTAACGCAAGCATTCACCACAGGTGATAGTACCTTCGTTGCGCATGTTTGGTATCGCATTATCCCAACCGTGTAACCTTGAAAATAAAATGGGCTGTGAAAACAGCCCTTTTATTATGGAATAGACATGGCATATACAAAAACTTACATTGTTAGTCTTGCTGGAATGTTGCTTGGGCACGCCCCAATTCAAACTCTCGATAATGCTGATGATCTTATCACTGCATTAGATCAAGCTTACGATATGCTATTACCAGCGGTTCTTTCGCAGTGTAATTGGCGTTTTGCTATTAAGATTGAACAACTTGTTTTGTCCAGCCAAATACCCCCATTACAAACCAATTGGAGTCAGATATATCTACTACCAGCTGGATATTTAAAAATGATCAGAATTATCCCCCAAAATTACGTTTACGAGATTTATTCTAATTCTCAGATATGGTGCAATTGGGGAACCATGTCGCCCGTATTCATGGAATTTGCTTATCAGCCAGCAGAGGCAACTTTCACACCTTCATTTATTAGCTGGTTTATTTATGAGTTAGCTACGTTCTCAGCCTTAGCAAGCGCACAAAAACCGGAATACGCAAATTATCTTCAAACAGAAAAACAAAAGAAATGGGCAATTGCAGCGGCAGCTGATTCTCAGAATCGTCCACAACAATACGAATGGGAAATACCAATGCTCACGAATCGGAACGTCACAGGTGTTATTGGGCCTCAAATAGGATAGTGAGATGTCATATGAATTATGGTCGCAAGATGTATTCTCTAAAGGTGAATTATCGCCTTACATGTATGCACGCGCGACGGTAAATGAATATGGCCTTGGATTAAAAGTAGCTCAGAATGTCTTAACTTATCCGACAGGTGCTGCAGGTAAGCGTTTCGGTACTCTATTTAATACTGGATTGCCAGGCCAAACAGCAACAGATAATCTCTACTTTCAAACATTCCAATATGTAAATGAATGCGTTTATCAGTTGGTATTTTTACCTGATTTAGTATTGATTTATTTAGAAGGCATATTGCAAGCAACTGTAAGTGGTACTGGATTGTCAGCTTCTCAAGTATTTAATATTAGCTCAACTGTATTGGGAACAATATTTCGCATAGCTTATCCAGGGTTAACTAATCATCCTAAAGATTTAAAGAGAGCACCAAATAGTGGTTTAAATATCACAGGATTTACTTCTGGTACTTTAGTTATTGGTGCTGCTACTTTTACTATTGGTCAAGTATTTCCAGTGCAATTTTCAGGAAGTGCATTGCCAACATCCACACCTGCGCTTGGCAAAAGTATAACTTATTTCATGTTAGCACTATCTGCAACTACAGTTGCCATCTTCTCCAATCCAACAGATGCTAAATATAATACGCCAGGTGCTGCATTTGTATTTTCAGATGCAGGCACAAGTGCAGTTTTAACTGTACAAAATACGTGGTCAATCGCAAATAGTGTTTTTAAGAATCTACCTATTTACGATTTTAATAGTGCAACCACTTCGTATGATGCTCTTACATTTACTCCAAGTGCGGTAACAGGAACGGGCGTCACTATTACTGTTAGTGGGGCTGGTTATACACCACTGGATAGTTCTTATGTTGGTGGAGCATTCATAGGCGGGGGCGGAACATCTCGCATCACAGCGGTTGCTAGTGCAACATCATTTACTGTATCTATACAAACACCATTCGATGCAACTACTCCTATACAGGGTTCCCTCGCTCTATTGGCGGAGCCAGCATGGAGCGATACCCGAGGCTGGCCACAGGTTTGCTCTAGTTACCAGAATAGATCGTTATTCGCGAATACCTTAAGCCTGCCGAATGGGTTTTATGCTAGCGTGATTAATGATTATACTGATTTCGGTGATTTAACAACGGATGATGATGATGCGATTAGTTGGTATCCAAGTTCCGGCGATGTTAACTTCATTCGATTTATTGTGCCATATCGTTCTCTTACTGTGCATACCAACACTGGCATATATTCCAGTCCGCTTTCTGATATTGCAGCTATTACGCCAAGCAACTTTACACTTCAACTTCAGGATTCAACACCTGCCGATGTTTTATTGCCGCAAGCAATAGACAATCAAGTATTGGTTTTATCTGGAGATGACGCACATCAAATGCTTTGGGATGGTATTAATAATGCTTACACTTCAGATATTGTTTCAGTGCCAAGCGAGCATTTAATACGAAATCCAATGGATGAAACGGCATTTGCTGATCTCCGCCGCGCTGGTAGTAGATATGTCTTTATTATTAATGCCATGGGATCAATGGCAATATTCCAAACATTAATTTCGCAAAGCGTTGCTGGGTTCACACCAGCCATCATGGAACAATCCTATGGACATGCTATGTTTATTCAAGCAGCAAGCAGTTCAGATGGTCGATGCTGGTTTGTAATTAGACGTGAAATAGCAGCCGCGCAATCACCTATTGCGATTACTGCCTTTTCTCCTTATGTTGCTGGCCCACCCATTGTATTATCTACTTTAACAGCGGTTGCTAGCAATCTTCCAACAGATGATGTAACTGCTATAACATTTACAACAACTGGTACATTACCAGCGTCCACACCAGCTATTTCAATAAGCACTTATTATTGGGCGGTTGGTGTCACTACTGATACTTTTAATGTGTATTTAAGCCAGGAAGATGCCCTAGCCGGTGTGAACGCTATCGCATTCACAAGTGCTGGAACTTCAAGCAATGTGATTACTTGGCCTGTAGCAGCTCAATACAATCTTGAAGAATTAACGCAAGATACTTATCTCGATTGCGCCAGTTATTTTAATAATAATGGTTCGCCCACCAGCACCATTACGACGGGTAATTTATACAATGCTCAGGAAGTAGCGATGGTGGGCGATGGATTCGGATTTACAGCGGAAGGTATTAACAATCAAGTGACTTTCGTTGCGCATGGCATTACAACACCCGTGAATGAGGGATATATTGGGTTTCCAATTCACACCATAATAGAACCTATGCCACTTTCAATGGCAAATGGTTCAAACGCTAAAAACACAACCCTTACAAAACCTAAGCACATTCGCACCATGCGATTCATGTTTAACAATACGATAGGTGGTCAGATAAATGGCGTAGATATAGCTTTAAATCCATTTAATCAAGCAAACATTGGATTGCCGCCAATTCCTGAACGCGGTTTTGTGGAGTTATTCATAAATAAAGGATGGGATGATTTTAATAACCCAAGTTATACCATTACCCATAGCGATCCATTCAATATAGAATTGCTGGGTGCATTCTACTCAGTGGAGATTTAAAAATGCCAATAGCCTTATTACTCGCCATGCAAGCCTCAGGCATGATCGTTGATTTCATGGGCACGCGCAATCAAGCCAGGCTCTCTAATATGGGTGCTGACTTAGAACAAGAAGAAATTCAAAGCAACATTGAACAAACTCGTCTTGAAACGGAAGATGCAAGTTTGCAAGGATTAAAACAACTTAGACAAAACCTTGGCACTCAAGCTGCTGTATTAGCAGCAAGAGGAACAGCATCAGGTGCAGGTAGTGCGGTTTTATTCGGCAATGAATCAGTTGGAAACTTTAATGCAGATGAAAGAACGCGCCGTATGAATTTATTGGCAAAAGAAAAATCTTTACAAGCTGGAAGTACTATCGCCAGATTAAATGCACAAGGTGAGAATACGAAACTGTGGAGCAGTTTTGCTTCACGCTCTATCAATCGCTTCCCGTCTTCTTTGGAAGGCTGGAAATCAGGGGTTTCAGAAATTAAGAAAAGCTTCGGCTTAACGCAGGGAGCTTAATCATGGCTGATATGGAATTTAAACATAATGTTTCTGAGATTCCTAAAGGTGCGGATCTACCTAAATATGAAGGTCAAGGTGTAAAGCCTGAAGTTGTTGCAAATCCAGACCTTCAAGGTGGGATAAGTAAGTATGCCGCTGATACGAATTGGATGTCAGAGTTGGGCGCTAACGTAGCCGCCAAAGCATCGAATGCCTTAGCAACAAAATTAGGCGGTGAACTTGGTAAAAATCCCCAGGGTGATATAGGCATACCTCTTACAGACTTTGATAAAGTAATGCAGGAAAGCTACAACACTCAAGCCCAAGCAACATTAGGTTTGCAAGCTAATAAACTCATAACAGATTCAAATATTGAAGTTGCTAGCGCCTCACGCGTTACACCTGATTTGATTGCTAAAACACAAGGAAAAATAGCGCTTGGTTTGCAGAATATATTCAAAAATGCACCCGCATCAATACAGCCTCAGATGGAATATCAATATGGAAATTTGATGCTCGCTCAACAAGAGCGCTTATCAAATAGAATGATTAGTGAACAACATGAAGATACTAAAAATAACATAGCATTATCGACAGTGAAACTTTCTGAAAATACACATTCTTTGGCTGTGGCCGGTAAAGATAAAGCTGCTGAACAAGCAGTAAAAGACGTAGAAAAACAAAACAATGCTTTAGTCGCTCAGAATTTACTTGACCCACTTACTGCTAAACAAAGAGTAGATTCAGCTAGACGAAGTATGCAAGCAGGTCAATATCAAAGAAAATATGATGAAGCATTAAAAAATGGTACTAGTGAAGGATTTTTAAAAAGTTTAATGAAAAAACCTGAAAATATTAGTGATGCTGATTTTCCATCATTAATTAATTCTGTCATGTCCTATGCCAATCAACAGCAAAGTTTGCAATCACAAGATCAGGCTTTAAAGATATCGCAGTTCCAATTAAATGCTATCACTAATCCTGATAGTGCAGCACAAGATTTATTAGCATTAAAAGATTCATTAACTAATAAACAATATTCTGATGAACAAATTTGGTATGAAAAGTTAAAAATAGAGAATGCCAAAAAGATTGGAAGTATTGCCGATGTGACTTCCGGGTGGTCTGATTATAATAAATTCAATTCAGATTTTACTGATAAACAAAAACTGGATACTTTAGAACATAATGCAAATGCTTCAGCCCAGCAAAAAGGAATATCGCAATCCGAGGCTGAGATGCAATTAGCCGCCACTGCTGCTGGCCCAATTAAAGGTTATACAAATAAATTAGATGGCAAGGCATTAAGCGGAAATCCTCAGCAAATGGATGAAGCACTTGCTGCGACAGATTACATTGTTGCTTCAAGAAAGCCAGAAAACTTGATCGGCATGTCTGATGAAGCAAAAGCTATGCTAAGAATGTACAAAGGATTCAGGGACACACATGATCCAACGACTGCGGCACAAATGGCTAAAGAAGCAGTCATTGGCAAAACAGAACAACAACGTAAAGCCAATGATATTGCTTTTGATCAGCACTATCAGGCCAACAAACGTGCTGGCGATACTAAGAATTCATTTGCATTACGAATAGCCGATGTTCCTAAAGATAGAATGGTAAACGTACCGCTGTTAGCAGATTTTGTTGAATCAAAATATGAAGGTTATTTCAAGCTTTACAATGGCGATGCAGCAATGGCTACTGCCAGTGTTAAAGAAGATATAGCCATGACTTTTGGGGATGAAAGTGTTAATGGCTTTAAACAATATACACAATTCCCAATAAAAAAAGTATTGGATCTACCTGATGGATCTGATGGGTTTGTGCATGATGACTTAGCTGGCCAAATGAGTGAAAAATTCGCAAACTCTAAAAAGTTTTACGATTCAGGCGCTACTGATTCATATTGGGAAGTAAAACCTAATGTTACGTTGGATGAATATTTTCAAGCCGTCCATAGAGTTGATGAATTGACAAATAAAGTTGGAATATTTGATTTATCACATAATTCACCAGAGATAAAAAAAGCCCGTAAAACCATTGAAGATTTTAATAATTCGCCACCCCCAAAACTCATTCAGCACCACCGTGACGGTTCTATTAATGAATATGACACGGTCATACAATCTGGTAGCACATTAAGTAGAAATAAAAATGGTCAAGTGATTGGATATTGGGATGTTAACATTAAGACTGGAAACAGTGTTTCTAGTATAGCCTATCAAGACCCTTCTATGGGGCCTATGGTTTATATTCCTAATAGAGATAAAATTGTAAGTGGTGCTAACTATATTAGAGAAAATTATCCGCATTACACTAATGAAGGTTTGATATTTAGATATCCTGCATTTGTAGCTAACAACATCAAGGAACAAAGAGAAAGAACCGCACAACAAGCCGAAAAACCAAGTTTGTTAGGCAACTTTGCAAGGTGGTTGGGTAATAGGGCGTCAAAAAATATTGAAAAAGATTTTCCTGGTTATATAGAGCAGGTTAAAAAGAACCTTAAGGTTCATACGACATGATCCCAGATAATGATGAAATTATAGAAAAGCCAACGCTTGATTCTAAATTAACCGCTGCTAATCTTTATGGGCAGGTTCAAAATGACACGCCTATTCCCGTCGACACAGCTTTTCAAGATGTTTACCATGAATATTTTAACGGCGAGACATTAAGTAGTCCGCAGCAAGATACGGCTAGAATCCCTAATCCTTCTTTCACTCAATCGGTGAAAGCTGGTTTTAATAAAATTAATGATTTTTCTTTGTTGTACCAAATTCAAAGTTCAAATGCTGGTAGTTCTAATCCTTTGGATGATGCTGTTCCACCTGACTACAATCCAAAAGTTGATTTAGCGCAACTTGATAACATTAATGACCAATATAATGGCTATTTACTAGATGCTACAAGCCCAAAAGATTTCAACCGTCGTAAGTATCAAGTTTATGACATGATGTATAACGATGAGCTATATAATAAAGGCTCAATGAGTGCTCATGCTACCGGTATGATTTTAGGTGGTGCTTTGAGTCCAACTACCTGGTTTCCTTTGGGATTAGAAGCGAAGTCTGCCAGGTTAAGCGTGAGACTTGCACAAGATATCCCAAAAGTAATACCAGGTGTTGCAGCTTCTGCAATCACTCATGAAGCTATTGCTGAAACAGCAGATATTAACGGTAATATGCAATCATTTGCTGAGAATGCTTTTAGAGATACCATTTTTGGAACAGCCTTCATGGGAACCTTGATGGGGCTTGGACATGGTTATACCGCAGGGAAAATATGGAATACCAGGCGTGTCGTTAATAACGCCTATGATGATATTGAACTTGTTCCAGTCATAAATGAAGATGGTAGTTTTTCTGGGCGAGTAACAGCAAAGCCAACAAGTGAAGCAGCGAACGCAGACAAGGTTGAATTTGCTCAAAAGTTTGCTGATTCAACAATGGCAAAAGAAGGCTTATTTGCTGTGCCAATTCTTGGTGGGATGCTGACGAAAGCAATAACACCATTTAATCCGATTCTAAGAATGATAACTTCACCATCCCAAGTAATGCGAGCATTTATGGATAGAGGTGGCGATCATGGTGTTGTTACCGAAGGAAACATGAAAGGCATTCCTTCGCCTGAAAAGTTTGAAGTTAAAATGGCTACCATTCAAGGTGAAAATAAGCAATTCATGTGGTGGCTTAAAGGTATGCATCTGGTTCGCAATGGCATTGATCCTTCTAAGCGTATTCGTGGCGCTGTAAAAGAAACAGGTATGCGCCTTAAAAAAGATGAGGCGTATACTTCACCAGAAAAATTTATGGATGAAATAGAAGGCGTTATTATTAATGGTACTCCACATGAAAACGCCGCTGTCAATGAAGCAGCAGCCGCTATCCAGAAAAGGCAAGACGATGCTTATAAAGCCTATCGAGAAGCCTTTAATTTACCTGAAGAATGGATGCCTCCAAAAACAGCAAAAGGATATTTAAGCCGTGTTTATGATTTAGATCATATGCTCACGCATAAGCGCGAATTTGTGAATATCGTTAGTGATTATTTGAAAAAATCCGATGAATTGATTAGCGGCAAAATGCAACCAATTAAGGACTTGGAAAATCAAATAAAATCTTTCGAAGAAATGCACAAGCAGTTAATTAAGCAAATGGGTGAGAATGGTATACCTGAAAGAATTGGTACAGAATTTACACCTGAAAAAGTAACGCCACTTATTAAATTATCATCGTTAAGAACTAAGCTTCAGGCGCTTAAAGAAAACCTACAAGATGAATTAAGGGCAAATCCAGATTTACATATTCATGTGGAAGATATCACAGCTCTTTCAGCCAAAGAAGCGAAAGAATTGAAAACTATTTTAAAGCCTTTAAATGATATTAAGGCTAAGATAGATGAACAAAATAAATTAATATCTGATACGAAAAAAGAAGCTAGTAAAAAATTAAAGAGCGCAAAAAGCGTTAAGTCTGAAAAATCCGCACAACCAAGAGCAGCTGAATATGTTGCTTTAGAAAATAATTTAAAAGAACTGGAATCAAAATTAAAAGACCTTGAAAATGAGCGCCTTGATGAAGAAGATAGACTACAATTGGGATTACATAAAGGCGAGATTAATCAAAAATATGCCGATAAAATTAAAGGCTCACAATTATTTCAATTTAAGAATCCAGACAATAGACTTAAGTTTAGAGAAATTTACGAAAGTGACAATCATATAAAAGAGGCTGCTGAAGGTTATTATCATACCATTATGAATCAAACAGCCGAGCAAACTAATGCGCAAGTAATGAATACGATTCTTGGTCGTTCCAGTGAGAATCCATTAAAACAACGATCTTTATTAATTCCTGATAGGTTACTTTATGATGGTAAAATGCTTTCAAAGAATCTTGGCGCAGCAGTTTCGAATTACACGACTCTGCTAGGACGAAGAACATGGATGAAAAATATTTATAAGGATGTGTCATTTGATGGTGGTATCGATGAGTTAGTTGAACAATTACGTCAAGAATACTTAACAGATATGGAAAAATTACAGGAAAGGTTGGATAAAGCTAAATCTAATAATAATAAAAAAGATATTGAAGCCGCAGAGAAGCAAATAGTTAAGCGCGATAAACAATTTAAAAATGACAAAGAAGATATGTCGCTCGCACATAATAAAATGATGGGGCAACTTAGAGGAACCCATAAAGCTAATAAATGGACGGCATTTGCCCGAAATTTTGCCGTAACATTAAAGCTTGGTGCTGTACCATTAACAATGGTCACAGATTTAATGGCAATACCCATGAAACATGGTTTCTGGCCTACAGTACGTGATGGATTATTACCAGCCTTAAAAAATATCAAAACATTGATCACAGAGGGAAAAGGCGAAAATTACATTGTTAATGCGCCTCATGCTGCATTAGGACTTAATCATACTTTAACATCCTATCAAAATAAAATGTGGGCAGGCTCAATGCAGCCTTATACGCCTATGTCTGGCAGACTTCAAAATGGCATGGAACATCTCGCTCATATTTCTCAAAATATTGCTGGCACAAATCAAGTTGAAAATTTCTTTCAGGAAATAACCGCATCTATCGTGCAGAGTAAAATCATGCGTTATATGCAACAACATTTAGAAGGTACATTAAAACCAAAAGATAAAGAAAAACTTTTGGTTTATGGTCTTGATCCTAATGTGCATGCTAAAACTTTTGTTGAGCAATGGACAAAAGCTGGAAAAGACGGTAATGGTTTTGGCGGTTATCAAAGTAGATTTTGGGAATGGGAAGATAAAGCCGCCGCTAATTTAATGGCTGAAAAAGTCATGCAAGGTACTAGAGATACAATCATTAGACGCGGTATGTTTGATGCGCCATTTGCATTAGATGATCCATTTATTGGCACTATGTTTATGTTTAAGGGGTGGGTATGTGCTTCAATGACGAGATATACAATTCCACTAATGCAAAGACCCGATTCAGAAAAAATGATTGGCGCAATGCTTATGCTTTCTGCCGGTGCAATGGTCACGCCATTACGACGACTAGCTAAAGGTGAAGACCCAATTCAAGAAGATGACAATATGTTTATGAATGCCATGATTGATGGTGGCGTTTTCTCTCTGCCAATGGATTTAATTGAAACCGCTAACGTTCTTTCAGGCGGGGCGATTTTCAAAGACATAGGTAATGATAGATATAGAGAAAGATCAATCGCTGGATTACTGGCGGGGCCAATAGCAGGTATTGGCGATGATCTGGCAAGAGTGATTAGAATGGCAGCAAGTGGTCATGCCAATCAAGATGACATGAACCGATTAGCCAGATTAATACCATTTTTGCAATCATGGCAACTACGGGGCTTTAGTAATAAAATGGTTGAATCAATGGGATTGCCAAAAAACGAAGCGGCGGCAAATAAGGAGAGTTAAAATGTTCAGTGGTAATGTACCGATAAACGATGTGCCACCCCGTACGCAGGTGATTGCTATACTGAATCAAACGGTGTTTGGAGCCAACTGGACAGCCAATGTTGCATCGGATGTGGTGGTCTATCAACGCGCTTCTGGCGCAGATGCTGACGATCTAACACAAATCCTGCCCTATCCTAGTGCCTATTCTGTGGCGTTCATTGGTGGCTTATCGCAAGTGCAGGTGACGCTAACAACTCCAGCGGCAGCCGGTGACATTGTGACGATTGTACGTAACACACCTGAGAATCGCCTCAATCTTTACAGCAACACGAATTTCACCCCCACGATGCTAAATAACGATTTCGGTATTTTGACGCTCGTAGATCAACAAGCGCAGCTCGTGAATCAATCTATCGCGCCACGTTATAACTACTCAGCTATTATTAATCCTGATGTTTCATTTCCTACAGCAGATACTATTCTGCCTATTTTAGCCGCTAATCAATTCTGGGGCAAAAATCCCTCTAATACTGAAATCATTGCGATAAACATTAGTGATATTACAGGTGGTGGTACGGTTACCGAGGTTGATACCGGAACCGGTTTAACAGGTGGCCCTATTACAGGATCAGGCACGATATCTTTTGCATCAATTGCTGCTAATAGTTTATGGGCCAATATCACAGGATCAACTGCTGTTCCAACAGTAGTTCCTACTTCATACTTCCTTAAAGCTACCGACATTGGTGTAACTGTTGAAGCATGGAGTGCGGCCTTAGATAGTCTCGCTGCATTAATCACTACAGCTAATAATATTCCTTATACCACGGCGAGCAATACCTATTCAGTTATTGCACCTGCAAACAATAGCGTGCTTATATCGAGCGCTGGTGGTGTTCCTTCATGGTCTACGACCTTACCTTCAGCGGTTCAGTTAAATATAACAAAGCTAGGTGCACAGTCTCAGGCTTTGGATATGAACAGTCACTTAATTAACAACGTCACGAATCCTGTTAGTGCGCAAGATGCGGCAACAAAAGCCTATGTGGATGGTACAACAACAGGCATCTTCCTGAAGTTAGATGGCACTAGCACGATGGCTGGTCAAATCGATATGGGCAACCATAAGATTATCAATTTGACTGATCCATCATCAGCTCAAGATGCGGTTACTTTGCATTATTTGAATAGTGCATCTGGTTTAGGTGCCTATTTGCCACTTTCTGGCGGCATGATGTCTGGTCAGATAAACATGGGCTCTAACAAGATCATCAGCCTTTTAGACCCAACCAATCCTCAAGATGCAGCAACCAAAAACTATGTAGACACAGTAGCCACGGGCTTTGCTGTTCAGCCTGCTGTATACGCTGCTAGCACGACGGCTTTAACTGTAACATACGCTAATGGCGCGTCAGGTATCGGCGCAACCTTGACGAACGCTGGGGCTATGGCGACATTCTCTATAGATGGTGTGAGCCCAGCAGTTAATTCTCGCATTCTCATTAAAGACCAAGCTTCAACGTTACAAAACGGTATCTATACTGTTACAAACGTCGGTTCAGGCGCGGCAAATTGGATTTTGACACGAGCAACAGACTACGATCAGCCATCTGAAGTTACACCTGGCGATTTAGTTATCGTCAATAATGGTACCGCTAATGCTGGTACCTCTTGGATTGAAACGGCATCCGTAGCAGCAATCGGAACTGATCCTATCTTATTCAGCCAGTTCACGTTCTCAGCTACCGCAGTATTGCTGAAAGCAAATAACTTAAGCGACGTAGCGAATACTACGACCTCATTTAATAACATCAGCCCATTAACCACTAAAGGCGATTTAATTGGGTTTTCAACTCAGAATATTCGGGTTGCTGTGGGTGGAACCAATACCCAGATACTGCAAGTGGATTCCTCAGCAACTGCTGGAATTTCATGGTCTACTGCTACCTATCCAAAGACGACGACAGCGAATCAAATTCTTTATTCAAGCTCAACGAATACAGTTGTCGGTCTTAGCTCGATAGCTGGTGGGGTGCTAGTAACAGATGCTAGTAGTGTTCCTAGCTTCCTAACAAATCCTGGCGTAGCAGGTAAGATTTTACAATCAGCTAATGCAGCAATCCCAACCTGGTCTACTCCTACCTATCCGAGCGCAAGTGGCACCGCTGGCAAGATCATCATTAGTGATGGCACGAACAATGTTTATTCAACACCAACGTTCCCTAACACCGCGCCTGGTGCTGGTAAGTTACTATTCGGCGATGGCACAAATTGGATAATCAGCACACCTACTTATCCGAATGCCAGTGCAACGGCACGTAAGATTATCATTTCAGATGGTACGAATTTTGTAGCTTCTACTGAAACTTGGGCGGCGCCAGGTACTGCTGGGAATGTTTTAAAAAGCGATGGTACTAATTGGACATCTGCGGCAGATGCTGAAGGGCCATTAACATCAGCTCATATATTTGTTGGTAATGCGAGTAATGTCGCAACCGATGTTGCTGTAAGTGGCGATCTCACGCTAGCCAATACGGGTGCTTTCACTATTGCTAATAATGCAGTTACGAATGCAAAAGCGGCTCAGATGGCAACATTAACCATTAAGGGTAATAACACAGGTGGCACAGCGAATGCGCTTGATCTAACAGTCGCGCAGGTTAATGCGATGTTGGGTAATGGAGGTGGAACCGTAACTTCTATTGCTACGAGTGGATTAGCCACAGGCGGCACAATAACTGGATCTGGCACTATTACAGTCACAGCGGCATCTGCAACAGATCAAAATACACAGACAAGCAATACGCTCGCTGTGACGCCTGCAAATCAATATAGCAATCCATCAGCTTTTAAAGCATGGGTATCTTTGATAAATTTAAGTTCATCACCTCCTACGATTGCTGATGGTTTAAATGTCACATCTGTCGTGAGAAATAGCACGGGTATTTATACTATAACTTGGTCAAAAACCATGGTTAATCCTTCGTATGGTGTAATGATTTGTCCTTATGATAATGGTGTTGTGGTGACTAGCCAGGTTGTATCGGCGCCAACAACCACAACTACCCAAGTGCAAATTAGCTCTGTTCCAGGAAACGCGGCACGTGACCCGAACTTAGGTTTATTTATTGGAATAGCAGGTCATTGCACAAATTGATTTAGACAAGTGTAATAAAGGAAACACGCTATTCGATGGGCTTAAACATCTATCCTGCCGATGCAGTCAGCTTGGAGTAGTAGAAAGGTGTTATCGGGCATTAATTACCTTCTTCTTTGGCGGTTATGTTACCAACACAATCGCCATTGATGAAAATGACATTGTCACTATTATTTTTCATAAGGAAGTAAACACCATCTTCATAGGTTATTGAATCTGAATAGCCAGAATATATTTGCTTACCGGCACTAAAGCAGCGGATATGTTCAGCTAAGGCATATGTCGAAAAAATTGTTAAAAATAAACATAAGAGGGTGCGCATGTCGATTCCTTAAAGGTATGCTTCATATTTGATATTATTTGCAAATACAATACAATAGACATGCTAAAATATATTTTAACAAATAAGGATTTTTACAATGTCACAACAACAAGTACCAGAAAATGCAATCGAAGGTTTATTATCACAGTTAGATGCGTCTAAGCAGCTATTCAATGAAAGTTTGAATTCAGTATTTCAATTTAGAACGCAATGCATTCATCTTCAGAAAGAAAATCAAAAGTTAGCTAATCAAGTGAATCAATTGAAAGCTGAGTTAGAAAAACTAAGAGAGCCACAAGCGAGTGATGTGGCACCTGATCCAGCACTATAGGAGTAATGCTCATGCCGTTAGAGAAGTCAGCGAAACCAGAAGCACAGTCTAGGAATATAGCTGAGTTGCGCCATAGCGGTTATCCAGAGAAGCAAGCAATCGCAATAAGTTATAGCGTTAAACGTGAAGCTGAAAAGGAGCGATATGAGCATGAAACAAGAAAATATGGCGGACGTTAATATAGAGCCAGGAAACATCCCAGCGCAGCGTGAAGCGTTCGAATACAACAAGTATGGTCGCCGCATGCAGCAAGAAGCAGCGGCACACCCTCACGTTTATACCAAGCATTCCTTACCACTTTACGGCCAATATAGCGAGCCTAGTTCGCCTGAGATGGCATGAGGATGGATTTATCTACATCAAGATTCCGAATATTAGTCCCTACCCCCATCAGGCGCGCATGTTTAAAGCTATGGTCGATGATAAGAACGTGTGTGCGGTTATCCACCGACGAGCAGGAAAGGATATCTTCTCTTTACAAGCTTGGTTGTTACGAGGATTGCGTAGGGTCGGAACCCATGTTTACCTGTTTCCATTGCATAAGCAGGCGCGTAGCGTCATCTGGCAAGGATTAGACTTCGATGGCAAACCGTTCATGGATGCGATACCTGATTGCTTGGTTTCCAAAAAGAACGAAGCGCGTATGGAGATTGACTTGTTCAATGGAAGCAAGCTTGTTCTTGCCGGGTCGAATAATTATGACGGTCTTATGGGTTCTAATCCTGTTACAATTATTTATTCTGAATTTAGTCTGCACAATCCTCTCGCCAGACAATACCTTAATCCCATAATCGTACAGAACAAAGGTAAAGAAATTTTACAATACACACCGCGAGGAATGAATCATGGTTATGAAGTCTATCAGCAAGTTAAAGACTTGCCAGATTATCACGTTGAGCATCTCTCTGTTGAACAGACCTTCAAGCATGATGGTGTTACTCCTATTATCGACAAGCAAGATATCAAGCGCGCGCGCGATCTCGGAATGTCTGATGAACTCATACGACAAGAGTTCTATGTTGATTTCGAAGTCGGAAACTTAGGCGCTTATTACACGCGCGAAATCAGCGACATGGAGCGCGAAGGAAGATACTGCGCAATCAGACCAGATACACGTTTAAAATTACATTCTATTTGGGATTTAGGAGGTACAGATGCTACAGCAGGAATCCTTTTTCAGGTCACTGGTAAATATATTCATGTGCTTCATTTGCTTCATGATACTGGCCGTGGTCTTAAATTTTATCTCGACGAAGCTGAGAAAGTTCGTCAATCTATGGGATTGCAATGGGGATATCACTTCGGCCCACATGACATCGACCAGAAACACCAAGGATGGGAACACGCTGAATCTCGTTTGATGCAAGCTCGTAGAAATGGCTGGCACTTTCAAATGGTTCCTAAGATGGCTTTTGAAGATGGTATTGAAGCAGTTCGTTATCTTTTTCCACGCATGAGAATTAACAAACCTAATTGCGATTTAGCTATGCGCGCATTACGTGAATATCAACGAGATTACGATGAAGTAAAAGCACGTTTCGAACCTAAACCTTTAGACAATTGGGCTGTTCATATCGCTGACGCTTTTAGGTACCTAGGGGTGCAATACAAAAGATTATACGACATACCAATGCCCCAATCTACCTACGAAACAAATTTGTAAATTAATTACTTTACACAAATACCCACAACTTATTTCTCACAACTTAAATACAAATTAATAATAAATAAAATCACAACACTTTATTGGCGACGCTTTCGCAGCTTAAAATAAGCAGTTTCACGCGCTCCTTGTCGGAAAACTGGTGAAGTAGATTAGAGAGTTGTGGGGCACCGGAATCAATTTTCGACCCCTGCCCCCGGTTAATACCCCCCAAAGAATCTTTAAAAATTATGTGAATTTTGGGGGATTTTGGGGATTGAGGGCTGTCACCCAAAGGATGGTCAAATGTCCGAAGCTGTTACTAAATGGCCGTAGATGAGTTGGAATGGTAGATGAGGTGGAATAAATGTCCGTTGTTGTTGCGTTAGTACACGGTTGCGTGTATAGTGGGGTCTGGATTAAGAGAGGACTAAGAACTATGAAAGAATTTGTTGATTACGTATTAAGTTTTTACGGTAAGGGTGGGATTTACGCGATGGATGCGACGAGAGACGAAGTATTGTTAGCGACTGGAATAAGATTAGAGCGCGATAAGAACTTACCGTTTGATGGTGATAGTGTAGATCGTGAGAAGGTGAGAGATATTATAATTGAGAGAAGGGCCACCGCATGATTATTGATAACATTTACAGCCATATGCTTGTAAGACTTAAGAACATGGACGAGAGGCAGTTACTAGAATTGTTTCATGATTTGGTTGTCGTTTCTGATTTATCTGCTATTGAGCGCATAGCAGATTGTGCATATCATTACGTTGAGAATTACGAAGCGCCGGAAGAAGAAACAGCGCCTAATGAGCATTTTGAGCATGATTGTTTGCAACGCGGACGGGATTTGAAAGATGAGCAAAAAGGGAGATATTAATGCAAGATGATTTAGACCAACGATTGCGAGAAACATTGCCAGTTATAGAAAGATACTTAAAGAAGAAAGCTGCTAAATTTTACAAAAATGAAGATGATAAATTAAATTTTATCTTATCATCAGGAATCAATTTAGTGGCTAATTTAACGATATTTGAGGCTAAAGGAGACAAAGAAGTAGCTTTATCGTTTGCCGTTCAAGTTATGAGTAATTTAAACACTTGGTTTCAAGTAAGGTTTGGAACCTCTAAAAAG